CCGTCGTGGACGCCGACGCTCCAATTCCCGCCGCAAAAGAGCGCGTGAAGCGCGGTTGCGCTTGGGATATATGCGTCGCCGTGTCCGCTGCCTAAAACGTCTTGCCACGCCCACGCGGACGCCGTAGGATCAAGACAAAATTCGTCTACCCATTTCCAAACGTTACCTACAAGATCGCGGATATTGACCGCCGAAACCGCGTAAGTTACATTGCCGCAAAGTGTGCGGGCGGTGTTTCCGGTTGCGCTCCATGCGTAAGTGTTGTTGTTATCCTGCCCCTCGGGAGATCCGAAAGCGGCTTGACAAAACTCCGCGTAAGTTGGTAAACGCTTACCGACGCGGCGGGCTTTCTCGTTGGCAATGTACCAATCAAGCCCCTCTGTTCCGGTAATAGGGTTTGCGCCCTTGACGGTAGCCAATCCGCCGTCGCCGTCGTCTGATGAAAGGTAAATGTCGCCCCAAAGTCCATTACCAATATAAACCATTCCGGCGGGGTCGCACTTCGGGCGGAATAAAAGCGTCCATACAGAGTTAGGGACGACGCCGTTATAAACGTTTGATTGCCAACCGCTGCCGTTCTCTACACCGGAAGCATTGACCGGAATACCCGCGTCGCTAACCTTTCTTACTACGCCGTAATGGAAACCACCAATACGACGGGAATTTGAAGCGGTGTAACCGCTTGGAAATGCTGCGGAAGTTGAAATCTTGTAAACTTCGTTCTGATCCACGGTTTCGTCGCCGTTTGTAGGATCACAAATAAAAATATTGTAATCTGTGCCAACGGTAAACGCTGCCCCGCTATCAAGGTCGGCGGGTGTAAGTGTTGCCGCGGTTGTCTTAAAGATCGAAGATCCTACGGCGATAAGAAGATCGCCCATAACTTCGATTTCGTCCGGCGCGTCTTCGCCTGCTGCATAGATAAACGCTTTTTCCCTTGCTACAATGTCGCCCATTGTGGCAAGTTTGGCGGTTGTAATCTTTGCTTTTGCGCTCTGCATTGACTCGTCGTAAAGAAAAAACTTTGCCATTTTATAAACTCCTTTCTTTTATGCCTGCAACTGTTCCAAAATCTCGTCGATTTCTTCTTCCGTAATATCCATTTTTTCGTAGATACTCGGAATTTTAACAAGGTCAAATGTTGTTGCCCCTGCCGTTACCGCCTTGTTTGTAACAATGTCGCTTGTGATAAACGAAACGTTGCCGTGTTCGTCCGGTTCGCTCTGATTGTGTGTGACGCTCTTAACGATAACGTCCACGCTGCCAACGCGCGCCGCGCTGCCCTCGTCTGCTTCCGCAAGATAGTTTACGTTTACCGTCTTGCGGTCGCTTGAAATCTCGTTGATGATCGCTTTGTCGTAGTTAAGGTTTTTAATTCTGTTGATCTCTTTGATAACGTCTTTAGCCCTAACTAAACCCTGCTTATACATTTCGAGATAATTAAAAAAATCAGCCCTGCAATTTATTTTTACTTTGTATGCCATTTTTAAGCCCCTTTCTTTGAAATGCTTAATTGCTGCTTGCTACATACGCGCCCACATATCCGCCAACGTAAGCGTAACCCGCGTCATTATAGATCTTGAAGTTGACCGTTTCGGTTGTCTTTGTGTGGTCAAGCGTGAATGTGTGCGGAATAACCGTATAATCGTCGTTTGCTGCTTCGACGGTATAGTCGCCGTGTTCTGTAAGAAGAAGCGGCGTTGTTTCGTCGTATGTGTAGCGTGTGACTTTTCCGGTTGTGGTGTTGGTTGCCACAATCACGAAGTCGGTTAATGCTTCTTGCGTTCCGTTTTCAAACGATAACTTGGTCGCAAGGTCTTTCGCCATAACTCCGGTTGTGTTCTTAATCTCGTCGATCTGATTTTGCAACATTGCCGCGGTCGCTTCGCCGATAAGATCTTTCATTTCTTCGTAAAGATCGTCAAATCTTGTATGCTGAATTTCTGCATAACTTGTAAAGTCTGCAAGCATTGATCTATACGCCGCGCTTCCTTGGTCTTCCAAATTCTGAATAACCGCAAGATAAGTCGCGTACTGTTGCGTAATCATTGCTTGGTAACGCGCAAAGTAGGCGTTAAATTGCTCCGTGATCTGTGAAAAGTCAATCTCTTTTACGGTTGAAACTACCCAACCGCAAAGATCCGCGTCCGCGCGGGTGTCTGTGATGTTTTCTTGTGTGATCGCGATTGTTCCGGCTGCGACGTAGATTTCCGCCAACTTTAAGTCATAATATGCGCCGGATCTTACGATTTCGGGCGCGGTCGGGTTTTCTGCGTAACCGCCTTTTTGAATGTAAATATAAATATCGCGTTCGGTGTCGTCCCTGCGCAAAACAACGTTGTCGATACGGTTTAGTGTACCGCTTGCCGTTTCAAGGTCGAATGTCTGCGCGTTTCGGAAGTTCTTAACCTTTCCGCCTATATTGCAATAACCTTTTGCAACTGTGACGCTCATATCGTCGTTTGCGGTTACTTGCATTTGACCGTTAAAAACGCCCGTTACGAAGAAAGGTTTTAACCAATCCGTCATATCGTCCGCGTCGTAAACTCTGTCGCCCTCTACGGAATTGTAAAAGTATGCGTATTCGCTCATTGTATTAGTCCCCCCAATCTATCGTTTCGGGAAGTGGATCGCCCAAAGTTGGTACTACATACCCCCCGCCGTATTCGTAAACCTCTTGGATCTCGGTAATACGCTTGTTCATATATAAACCCCACGATTTCTTTTTGACGGTCACAATGTCGCCCAAATCGTAGTCGTCTTTATACTTGAAGTTGATTTCCGGCGCGGTTTCACACTCTAAACTTTCCGCTTCGATTGCTTCGTTTAACGCTTCATATCCGCGTTGTTTTAATACTTCCTTATATTGCGCCGCCGTTAGGTTCTCCGGCGATAAATCGCGGGCGTCAACGAATAATTCGCGAAGCCCTAAACCCTCGCCCCCGCCTACCGTGACGACAACGCGGTCGCTTCCGTCGCCTTGCCCGCCTACAATAGCGCAAGTCTTCAAGGCTTGGTCGTTAAACTTATAAATCGCATTTGTAAGGTTGTTATAGTCTTCGGAGAAAATAACGCGGTTGTGTTCGCTCTGCGCGAAACTGTGATCCGTGCCTTTCATAGTGTCAAATACGATTTTGTGGGCGTCAAAGTCCGGCGTAAACCGATACCCGATAAGCCCATATTTTGCAATTTTTGTTTGAACGACTTGTAAATTTCTATATGTCGCTTGAAAAGAAACGCGATCGTCGAAGCCGTGAAGTTCTCCCAACTCTACAAGCGGGATCGGAACGCAAGCCGTAAGAAGTTCACGCATAACCACTTCGATCTTTGCGTTGTCATAATTTACCGTTCCTTTGATGATCCGGCGATCCATATACGAAGAAAGGAAGCGTCCTTTTACTGTGATTTCGTTTTTTATGTCGCTTTCTTCTTTCTCTATGTCTTCAATAACGCCCGCTTCTTTCGCCCCTTTAATGCTGACTATGTTACCGCGTACAAATAACGAAAGGTTCTTTTGCGTGATCGGCGCGTGGATCTCGAAGTTTCCGGCTTCAAAAAACTTTCGCGTCCATATTAAGGACGTTTGGTTTTCGATCGTACCTTTGCGGTATAAATTCGCGTCGTAAACTCTAATTTCCATAAGTTCTTAAACTCCTAAATAACGGAAGCGGTAAGTAATTGTAACGTTCATATAGTCGCGCCCTGCTGCCGCTGCATAAGTAAACGTATTCTTGCCGTGTACTAACTGTATAAAGTCCGATCCCTCGTCTAAATACTCGTTGATTTCCGTTTCTTCTTCGCCGTCTATAAGGTAAACGGCTTTTTCGTTTGTTCCGGTTGTTATGCGGATCTTCTGCCCCCTTGAAATCGAAAGCGGGTTGTTATCCGTTCCGATCTTGATATATTCTTCCTGCTCGGTGTGATATATTGCGGGGTTTGTTACCGCTCCCATTGCTTCGATAAGTATTTCTATACCGATATTGTCCGCCGCGCTATCGTTGTCGATCTCTTTGATAATTTCCGCCACTCTTTCGCCGAATGGTTCTTTTTCTGCAATAAAGCAATGCGGAAACTCGAAGCGCGCTTCCCAACCCGCCATTGTAACGATTGTATCTTCTTCGTCCTTGAAGAAAGGATCGGGGCATATAAGGGAAATAACCGCGTTGCGGACAACGCCTTTTTCGTCAATCTCGATTGACTCGACGCGATAGTCAATAATGCGTCGTTCGTCTTCTTCCGAATAGGTTAGTTGTCCGTTTGTCTTCGGTTTAAAACACTTATAAAGCAAATTGCGGTAATAAACGTGTTTCTTCGATATGTGGGCGGTAATAACAATGTTTCTTTGCTGCGTTACGCTGCCTTGGTATGTTGATCCGTCAACCGTTGTATTTTCCGACGTGGTTACTTTGTTTGTTACGCTCATAACGCCGTCTACGCTTTCCAAAAAGAACGCGCTTTCGTCGTCATAATCGAAAGTGACTTCGACGTCGTCTTCGTTTTTACAAATGATCTTTCTATCTGCGCTCATTGCTTACCCCTTTTGTAATGCTAAAACCATGTTTCGGGTTTGGTTTCTTGTCTGTCTGCCTACCTCATAAGGCGATAAGGCTTTCGGACTCTGAATATAATTGTTTTGTATGAAATCGCCGCGCCCGCCTGCTGCCTGCTGCAATGTGTCGGATCTGTTCTTGTCTGAAAGCGGCGTTACGATTGCGCGCCCGTTCGCTACGGTCAAAAGTTCCGCGCCTGCTTCTCCGACGATTGCTTGACCTTTTGAAAGGACGCCGCCTTTCGCAAGTCTTGGAAGCGAAATTCTTGATAAGCTGCCGATTGAAACCCCGGGTATTTCGTTTATGACTCCGATAACGCCGTTTATAGCATTTACGAAGCCGTTTACAATATTTTCGATTGTTCCAAATACCGAATTGCAAGCGGACTTAAACGCGCCCATAACTCCGTCGGCGACTTTCTGCCCTGCGTCCTTAAAGATCCCCGTTATCTTATTCCAAAGATCCGTAAAGAATTGCGGTATCGCTGAAAAGGCGTTTTTAATTGCCTGCGCTGCCGCGTTGAATTTCTCCGAAAAGAACGTTGCCACGTTTGCAAATACGTTCTTTATATCCGTCCAACGTGCCGAAAACCATTGCCCGATCCCTTTGAAGATATTAACAATGTTGTTGTATGCGTTACTAAACATTGTTTGAAACCATGTTGCAACGGTTGATAAAGCGTTCTTTATGTCCGTCCAACGTGCGGCGAACCATTGCCCGATCGCCTTAAATACGTTTACAACGTTGTTATAGGCATTTTGAAACATAGTTAAAAACCATGTTGCAACCGTTGATAAAGCGTTCTTTATATCCGTCCAACGTGCGGCGAACCATTGCCCGATTGACATAAACGCATTTACGATATTGTTATAAGCGTTTGTAAACATAGTTCCGAACCACGTTGCGACCGTTGAAAAGATATTCTTTACGGTCGTCCATACGCCGGAAAAGAACGTCGAAAGGAACGAAGCCCACGCGTTCAATATGTTTGTAATGAAACCTACGACGTTTTGCCACGCTGCCTTGATGTAAGTAAAGAAGCCGTCGAAATCGCCGTGAAGCAATGCGACAAGGGCGTTTATAATGTTCGTTACAAACTGAACGACGTTTGTTACCGCTGCAATAATGCTTGGAACGGCTGCCATTATGCCTTGTAATAATCTTTGAATGTAATTGATCCATAATTCAAAGATAGGTTGTAACGCCTGCATAAGACTGTCAAACGCCGCCTTTAGGTTTTCAAGAAGCGGTTTAATTGCTTCTACTAACTGATTAAACGCCGTCTTGATCTGCTCCCACGCTGCATTTACTTTATTCCTAAAATCTTCGTTTGTTTTATAGAAATACACAAACGCCGCAACTAACGCCGCTATTGCTGCAATAACTAAACCCACGGGCGAAGTTAAAGCTGCGATCGCGCCCTTTACTCCCCCGACTTTCGTTATTAGTCCGCCGAATTTTGTAACCAAACCGCCGACGCCGGACGTTAGTTTTCCGAATATGGTTAAGGCTGGCGCAAGTGAAGCGACAAGTAATAAGATCTTGCCGATAAGGGCTTTTGTGTTGCCGTCTAAATTCTTAAACCATGTTGAAAACTGTTTGATTTTCTCCACGATTGAAGAAATCACGGGTTGAAGTGACGCCAATAATTCGCCCGCGAGTTCCGATCCTGCAAGTTTCAAATTATTAAGGGCGACTTTTGCTTCGTCCCACGGATCAAGGGTTGCGTTAAATGTGTCTTCAACGGTTGATCCGTAATCGCCTAACGACGTTGTGAGATCTTCAAGGGAAAAACGACCCTCGCGGATCGCCTGCGTCATTTCTGCCGCGCCTTTCTTTCCGAATAACTCCGTCGCGATCTGCAACGCTTCCGTTTCGCTTCCTGCGCTTTTAATCTTCTCTATGTTTTCGCCTAACGCTTCGTCAAGGGTCTTTCCCTCGGCGGTTGCGTTCTGCTGCGCTTTCTTCAATGCTGCAAGGGCGGTCGCGCTATCAACTCCGGACGACTCGAATTGCGCAAGAAGATTTACGCTTTCGGTAAGTCCTAACCCCATTTCTTTAAGGGTTGCGCCGTTTGTCTGTAAGGCGGTTTCTAACGTTTCCATTGAAACGCCCGTGTCCTGCCCTGCTTTTGTCATAAGACCTAAAACGTTCTTTGTTTCGCTGCTATCAACGCCGAATTTTTTCATAATGCTATCGACACTATCAATAGCCCCGTTTAAGTCCGTTCCGTTGATCTCTGCAAACCGGATAAAGTCTTTTGAAAGATCCGTTAAGGTCTTCCCCGTTACCCCGAAGCGTGTGTTTACTTCTCCGACCGCCGTTCCTGCGTCTGCTGCCGTCGTTGGTAGGTTTGTAAATACGTCGTCCACGCTATCTTTAAGCCCGTCCAACGCTTCGCCCGTTGCTCCGGTCTTTGTAATAACGGTGTCGTAACCCTCGTCAAGTTCCATTGCGGAATGAACCGCCGCCGCGCCTACGGCTGCCGCTGCTGCCGATAAAGGCGCAAGGGCTTTTCCCGCTGCCTGCATTTTGTCGCCTGCTGCCGAAATCTTGCCGCCTGCCGTTTCAAACTTTTGACCTAACGTTTCGGCGTCTTTCTGCGTGTTCTGCAATTCCGTTTCAAGGCTTTTTAATTCTGTTTCGGTCTTGATGATCTCGGTTTCTAACGCGCGGTATTTTTCTTCGCCCATTTCGCCGCGCTCGAACGCTTCGCGCGCCTGCTCCTGCGCCGTTTTAAGGGTGTCTAACTTCTCTTTTGTATTCGATACCGCTTGTTGTAATAATTCTTGCTTTTTGGCGGTAAGTTCTACGTTTTTCGGGTCAAGTTTAAGGGCATTATTAACCGCCTTTAATTCGTTTTGTAACGATTTCGCGGTTGAATTAACCCCCTTTAATGCTTGATCTAACTTTTGTGTAGATCCCCCGATTTCTATTGTGATACCCTTAATGTTATTTGCCATATTTCGCACCCTTTCCGAATTTCTCGCGAAGTTGCGATCTATCCGGTTTTGTTTGTGTCATTCTCCAACAATTTTCTAAATACTCGCGCCCGTCCTCGGTCTGATTTAAGTTGTAGATATAGGCTTCGCGCACATAAAACAAATATTCGTCAAACTCCAATTCGTCTATTTGCTTGAAGTTCAAGCCCGTATATGCTGCAACTAAATGTTCGCTTTCGGTTTCCGGCTTGTAATAATACTTTTGTTTTTTGCCCCCTGCATAATAGGGCAACTTTAGTTTGGGTCGTCGGCAACTCCACCCACGAACGCGTAAAACATTTTTATAAACTCGGTCATTTCCTCAATGTCGTAATTCTCGATCATGTAAGCGACCGTTACTTCCTCGTTGTTAAGGTTATTCGATAATGTTTCGGCACAAAGCGCGCCGAATGTGTCCATAATGTCGTCAATTTCGATTTCGTTTTCGTCTGTGTTCTGTAATGCCTGCAACTTCTCAAAAGTCTTTTTCTTCGGCATTTTTACTTGTAATTTGCGATCGTCCTTTAATGTGACGTTAAAAAAGGATCTCTTAATCTTGTTAAAGTCAAATGATACGTTTGCCATTTTGCAAAACTCCTTTCGTATTTCTGTTATAAGAAATTAGCGACGGGCGGGAAGATGAACCGCCCGACCGCCGCTACTGTACTTTGTAATGTGGTTTACGGGCTATGATGTTTTAAGCCGTTGCGATCGCGGTAATGCTAATTGCTCCGCTTACGTTCTCAACGGTAACTTTGCCCGTATCGCTATCGAAAGCGTTTGCGACAACTTCGCCGCCCATAAGAACGGTAACGCTTCCCATTGTGTAACCGCTGCCCGCTGCAAGTGTAACGACAAGGTCTTCGCCTGCTGCAATCTCACTTCCTGCAAAATCGCTTGTGACGTGT